GTTCAACCGTCCACGTGCTGGTGGCACTGGTGGATTGACTGAGATCATGGAAGGAAATCTCGATGCCTAACCTGATGGCTAATGCTACTAACTTCCCGCGTCGCATCAACATGTATGTGCCTGCGATGCAGTATAGCGCGGATGTGAACTATAATGGTGAAACCAGGGTGAACTTCGGTGCACCGCTTGCCGCGAATGCAACCAGCGTGTTGAATGCTGCAAGTATTGCGACAGGCACCTCGGCTGATCTTAGTGCTGCCGTTATTCCTGAAGCATATGGTCGTTGCATTCAGGTGGTTGCGGGTGCTGCGAATGCTACTGTGATTACTGTGAATGGCTGGGACTATCTCGGTCAGCCGATTAGTGAAGCCATTACGCTGAATGGCGCGACGCCTGTTATTGGAAATAAGGCGTTCAAATACTTTAGCAACGTGGCGTATACCGCTGCTGCTACTACGCTGAGCATCGGCACTGGTGTTAAGCTGGGTTTGCCATACAAGACTATTCGCGCAGTGTATGAGATTGGGAATGGTGCACTTGTTGCTGCTGGCACACTGCAAGCACCGAGCGTGGTTGATCCTGCTACGCTGACCACGACTGATCCGCGTGGATTGTATACGACCACCACGACCATGAATGGTGTGAATATCATCAGTGCTGCATTCAACATGCTGAATGATGTGAACACTGCAAATCATGGTGGTTTGCACGGTATTCAACAAGCTGCTGCATAGCACTTGTTGGATGGCAGGCGGCGCATGGTTTGTTCCCCAACCGTCCATGCGTCGCCGCTCATCTAGGAGAATGTAATGCCCGCAGTGGTTAGTGATATTGTGAATGCGTGCATTACCGAGTTGTCTCAGGTTCCTGGTATTGCAACGCAGATTTATAGTGCTGGTCGTATTCAGCAGTTTATACAGAATGCATTGCTGCTTGAGATTGAGGAGATGTGGTGGCCCGATTATATGTGCTACATCGGACCCATTCCGTTAGATGGCGCAACTGGTAGCTTGACGCTGGACCTCGTAGGACCGCTCTCTACCATTACCGAATACCACGATATAGCTGCGGTATATCCTGGCACCAGCAATCGCAAGCTGCGTGAGTTGCCACAGAGTATTAATCCGCGATCACTAACGAATAGTGGTGGTGGATCGTGGTATATCGCACCTGATTACTCATCGCCTGCACGACCGTTCAAGGTCTATCCACCGAACAGTAGCGGTGATGTCGTTGTGTGGGCACGTCAGCGTCCTAAGCTGCCGATCTCGTTGACCGATAAGGTATACATTGATCAACTGCTGTTGCTGTATGATGCGGCATGGATGTATGCGGTTGATGATGGGACGATACCTGCACAGGTGAACAAGTATCAGGTGCTTGCACAGAACCGCAGGCGCATGATTAAGGCTGCATTCGCACAACATTCGATAGAACTCGATCCGCGTTATCCAACCGAGGATCTGATGAGTGGGATCGATAACAGCTTCTTCGTGTTGGATCAGGACCCATTGGCATGAGCACGACATTCTTCCGTGGTGAGAATCCGCTAAAGGCTGATAAGCTGAATAGTGCATTCGCTGAGCGTGTATCGCGTGCTGGTGATACCATGCAGGGTATGTTGCGTTTAGCTGCTGATCCTGTTGCTGCATTCGATGCAGCTACCAAACAGTATGTGGATCGTTTCACGGCTATGGGTGTGCCGACTGGTGCGTATATCGGTGCATCGCCGCCTGGGAATGTGCTTGGTCCGCTGTGGTGGGATACGAATAGTGGTCAGTTATTTATTCAGTATAATGATGGCACGTCTACGCAATGGGTAAGTGCAAATAGCATTGATAGTGCACAGTTGGAGGGGAGTTTCCTGCCGCTGACGGGCGGGACGATGACCGGCCCGATCAACTACACCGCGAGCGGCGGCAACACGCCGCGTTCGGCGCAGGATCGCGCGGCTGAAGTTGTTAACGTCAAGGACTTTGGCGCGAAAGGTGATGGCGTCACTGATGACACCGCCGCTATTCAGGCGGCGGCGGCGACACTCAATAGTGATGTATTATATTTCCCGGTTGGAATATACGCCGTCAGTCAGACCACGTTGATCCCATCTAACACCATCGTGCGCGGTGAGGGACCGGCGTCGATCATGCTGGCTGTTAACACGCCCGGTGGATGGCAGGGGCTAGGTAGTTTCCTGATCAATAAGAACCATGCCGCGACTGTTATCACGGATCACGACATCACTATCGAGGACATGACGTTCGACTATGGAACCATCGGCGCGCTTCCCGGCGGCGGGCATCAGGTGGAGATGGCGTTTGTTCGTAACGTCATTGTTAGGCACTGCGTGTTTCAATGCCGCGTGACGCATAACAACGCCACCGCGTTCGTCGGCTGTTACAACACGTTGGTGGATGGCTGTTCCGCTTACGAGTTCAACAATTGTGCTTATGATCACTGGTGGGGCGCGTCTTACGGGCGCGTGGTGAATTGCTACGCGAGCAGCGCGGCATCGGCTCAGGTAGTCAACTGGAACCCCGATAGCACGGCGGGCGGAACGGCTTACACGGCCAGGGGTTTCGTGCTGGCGAACAATACTTTCATCAGCACGGGTGCCGCCGCGATCCCGATGCAGATCGAGCCGTTGCACTCAGGCACCGTCGCCGACGTGGTTATTCAGGGCAATACACTACACAACGTCATCCTGATGGTTCGTGGCGATGTCAGGAACGCTGTCATCGCTGATAATGTTTTCGACACACCGTTGGGTGGTGGTGGTGCCATCGCGGCATACGCGATGAACAGCGCCAACCCGGCCAACCTGTCGATTACCGGTAACATGATCGTGAACCCGGCGACGGTAGTGGGCAATATCGCGGTCATACGGATTGAGACCAACGCGGCGGTTATTTCCGGCAACGCCGTCATAGGCGCGACTGTCAGTAATCTGGACACCGGTAGCTTCACGCCTGTTGTTGCCGGTAACTACTTTTCACCCAATACCATGAACAGTAACAGTTCAGTGGTTCAGATCGGACAGGTTCGTCTCGATAAAGGGTTGTCGTTCAGCCATCTCGCGTCCGCCGCGACCACGACCACGGACGGCATTGATCTGGCTGGTGGCTTCGCGGGGATTACCCAAACACCCAGCAATGTTATGAATTTTGTCCAGGGCGGCGGCGGGGCGTTTAACTGGTATATAAACACAACCAGACGGGCATGGATGGACGAGGGCGGTGTCAGGCTGACGCAAGGTCTGATCTGTCTTGGCCTCGGTTCCAGCCCAACTGACCTGACACGCGGCCTCGCGTTTGATGACGGCTCCGTTGCTGGTATCAGTGCGTCCGCCGGGAATACCATGACGTTTGTCGAAGGCGGCGGCGGTAACTTTAGCTGGCTTGTGGGGGGTGTGCAGGCGGGAGTGCTTGGCGGTAATGGTTTGAATATTACCGGAGGCGTGGCTGGTAGTTTTATTCAGGCCGGGACATTTGGTGGCGCACCAACATGGACCGCTGGCAATGGCGCACCATCCGGGACGAAACCGATTGGCTCGCTTTACTCCAATGTCAGCGGCGGTACGGGTTCGATCCTCTATGTTAGCCGGGGAGGCGGAACATGGATCGCGGTCCCAGGCGTTTAATCCATTTTGGTCCTGAACATCAGGCCATGACATTGGAAGAAATCGCAATGCAGCCAACAGACCGCATCGCCATCACTTAGGCATATAATATGTATCTCAAGAAGACATCCGCTAATCTAAATCCACGTGGTGAACAACCACAATCCAACTTGCAGATTAGCACGGTGCGTTCATTCGAGGGCGGACTGAACGTCACCGACACCGATCTCAACATGGCACCTAAGTATGCAAAGGTGTTGGATAACATTGAGCGTGCCATCGATGGATCACTGAGCGTGCGTCCAGGCACACAGCTTATCGTTACGCTCCCAGACACGAGCGATGTCGTCAACTGCTATTACTTCAATGACTACGTGATCAGTGTGCAGTTTAGCGGTGCCATTGTCAGATCGAAAGGCGATGGCACGTTTACACCATTGCAGAAAGCAGGCGCAAACTTGTGGCCTGCTGGTAGTATTGAAGTGAACTTCACCATATTCAATAGTGATCTGATCATCGCCAATGGTCGTGACAAACCAATAATCATTAGCGGTGATCCGACCAATCCACGCTATATGGAAGTCGAGTTCCTCGTTGACCTTGCCACGGTATCGAACGTGAATACGCCTGTAGGCAAGTATGTGATTGCACATTCGCAATACACTATAATCGCAGGTGTTCCAAGTGAACCAAGTTCCATCTACATCTCGGCTAA